GTGTCACACAACGCAGAACTATCTGCAAGGTTTGGTTCTAAGGTTAGAAATTTAATTGACAGCCCAGAGTATAAAGAGATCTTTGGAGATGTTAAACTACGAGAAGATAGTAAGGCCAAAGGACGTTGGGAGACCAATCATGGTGGGGAATATTATGCAGCGGGTGTAGGCGGTTCTATTACAGGACGAGGGGCGGACTTACTTATTATCGACGATCCACACACAGAACAAGATTCACTTTCTGATTCCGCAATGGAAAGAACTTACGATTGGTATTTGTCAGGGCCACGTCAGCGTTTACAACCTAAAGGTTCTATTGTTTTAGTTATGACGCGTTGGGCACAAGATGACTTAACAGGAAGATTATTGAAATCACAAACAGAACCTAAAGCAGATACTTGGAGACAAATTTCTTTTCCCGCAATCTTACCAAGCGGTAATCCCGTGTGGCCTGAATATTGGAACCTAGAAGAATTGGAAAAGGTTAAAGCGTCGTTGTCCGTGAGGCATTGGTCGGCACAGTATATGCAAGAACCAACTTCAGAAGAAGGAGCCATCATCAAGCGTGATTGGTGGATCCCGTACCACGGCCCAATGCCCATACTTAAACACGTCATTCAATCTTACGATACGGCATTCAGTAAAAAAGAAACTGCTGACTACTCTGCGATTACTACGTGGGGAATTTTTTCACCACAAGATGGTGCAGCCGATGCGGTGATGCTCATCGATGCGGTTAGAGGTAAATATGATTTCCCTGAACTAAAAGCTGTTGCTTTAGATCAATACAAATATTGGCAACCTGAATCTATTATCATCGAGGCAAAAGCCACGGGCCAACCATTAATACACGAGCTTAGAAGAATGGGTATACCAGTATTAGATTATGTACCATCTAAGGGACGAGACAAACATACAAGAGTTAATGCCTGTGCTCCTATCTTTGAATCAGGCCAAGTTTATTATCCTCACGGCGAGAAGTTTGCTGAGGAGGTTATTGAGGAATGTGCAGCTTTTCCGCACGGAGAACACGACGATTATGTGGACAGTACGACACAAGCTATGTTAAGATACCGACAAGGTTATTTTGTAAGTACTTATTCCGATGAAAAGGAAGAAGAAAGTATTTACACTCAAGAAAAATATATATATTACTAAGGAGATAAAATGGCAAAGAAAAAAAGTAGAATAGCGAAAGCTCTCGCTGCAGGACTAGCTGCTTACGGTGTCGCTAAGATGATGGGTAAAAAATTACCTGTATCTGGTAAAGACTCAGAAGTAGGAGCAGTTCTATCTAAAAGAGTTTCCCCTAGTGCTAAAAGTACATATGACCAAGCTGGTGTATCAATGTTAAGACCAGAAGATTCTTCTGCAAGAGCTAGAATTAGATCTATCGGTAGAAGACAGATGTATCAGAACATGCCTCAATCAGGAGAAGACGAAATGTTTGGTCTTGGTTCGATGGATGGTGCTAAGTATGGCAAAATGATAAAAGCTAAAAATGGCACAATGGTAATGGGAAAAGGGCAAGGCTTAAGTAGAAAAAAACCAACTAAGATTTGTTAATGGCTGAAGTAGATAAAATAATGGAAGCTGAAGAGGAAACTCCTCAGCAAGAAGAAGTTGATATTGTTTTAGAAGAAGACACAACTAAACAAGAAAAAGGTCTTTCTGAACTTGTTAAAGAGGAAGAAGACTTTTACAAAAACATTGCATTAGATTTATCTGAAGATGTTCTAAAAAACATTTCCAAAGAACTTGTTGACGAATACAAAAAAGACAAAATCTCAAGAAAAGATTGGGAGACATCCTATACAAACGGTTTAGATCTATTAGGATTTAAACATTTTGAAATGACTAGACCGTTTAAAGGATCGGCAGCCGTGACTCATCCACTCTTAGCCGAAGCCGTTACACAATTTCAAGCACAAGCCTATAAAGAATTATTACCAAGCGATGGTCCTGTAAGAACCAAAGTTATTGGAGCTGAAGACCAACCAAAAGTTGAACAAGCAAGTCGTGTTCAAGAATTTATGAACTATATGATCACAGATCAGATGGAAGAATACACACCTGATATGGATCAACTATTATTTTATTTACCACTAGCAGGTTCTGCATTTAAAAAAGTTTACTACGATGAAGTTATGCAAAGAGCCGTTGCTAAATTTGTACCGGCAGAAGACTTAGTGGTACCGTACTACGCAACTGATTTAATGGATTGCGAAAGAATTACTCACGTTGTTAAGATGGGAGAGAACGAAATCCTAAAACAACAAAAAGCAGGCTTCTACAGAGATGTAGAATTACAACCTGTTCAGTTTGAAAAATCACAAATACAGAAAAAATACGAAGAGCTAGAAGGAATTACACCAACAGGAGAAGATCCAAGCAGTTATAATATTTTAGAAATGCACGTTGATTTAAATTTAGAAGAATTTGAATACGAAGATGCAGAAAAAGATGTAAAGATTCCGTACATTGTAACCATTGATGAAGGTTCAGGAGAGGTTTTATCCATTTATCGTAACTACGAACTTAACGATGAACTTAAAAAAAGAAAAGAATACTTCGTTCACTACAAATTTTTACCAGGTTTAGGCTTTTATGGCTTTGGTTTAATCCATATGATAGGTGGATTATCGCGAACAGCTACACAAGCACTAAGACAATTGCTAGATGCGGGTACACTTTCTAACTTACCTGCAGGATTTAAGTCGAGAGGCATCAGAATTAGGGACGACGATCAGCCATTTAGACCTGGAGAGTTTAGAGATGTGGACGCACCGGGCGGAAATATCAGAGATCAGTTTCAAATTTTACCATTTAAAGAACCATCAGCTACATTATTTCAACTTTTAGGCTTCGTGGTTGGTGCAGGTCAGCGATTTGCAGCAATTACAGAGATGGATGTAGGCAATGATTCACAAAATAGAGCAGTTGGCACGACCATTGCACTATTAGAACGTGGTTCGAGAGTCATGAGCGCAATACACAAGCGATGTTATTACGCTATGAAGAAAGAATTCAGACTTTTAGCTAAAATCTTTGCAGTTTATCTGCCACCGGTGTATCCGTATTCCGTATATGGTGCAGATAGGCTGATCAAAGTACAAGATTTTGATGATCGAGTAGATGTAATTCCTGTTGCTGACCCAAATGTCTTCTCAATGGCACAAAGAGTTACACTTGCTAACGAAAATTTAAAGATTGCTATGAGTGCTCCACAATTACACAACGTAAGAGAAGCATATCGTAGAATATATGAAGCATTAGGTACAAAAGAAATTGATAATCTTTTAAAACCTGAAGTAATACCTACACCTAAAGACCCTGCGATTGAAAATATGGAAGCACTTCAAATGCAATTACCTAAAGCCTTCCCAGAACAAGACCACGATGCACATATTCAAGCACACAGAGCATTTATGGCTACAAGAATGGTACAGATTAACCCAATGGTCTACGCATTATTACAAGGACACATTTCAGAACATGTAAGTTTAAAAGCACAAGGAGAAGTTGGTGCAAGTATTGCTAATGATCCTAATATGCAAGTGATGTTAGAGAAGGACCCTGAAGGAGCACGAGTACAAATTGATGCAATGGTTGCAAATAGAGTTTCTCAATTAACGATGGAACTAGCACAATCCGAAGCCCAAGGACAACAAGACCCACTCGTTGCTTTAAAACAAAGAGAATTAGATTTAAGAGCTTTAGACCTACAAAGAAAAGCACAAGAGAATATGTTAAACTATGAATTAAAAGCTGAAGAGATTGACGAAAGATTAGATCTTGAGAAAATGAAGCTTGAAGATTCTGAAGAGCAACACGCAGAGAGAATGAGAGTTGCTAGAGAAAAACTAGCTGTACAGAAAGCTAAAAATGAAAAGAAAAAATAAAAAATTAAAAATTAAAAAAGCATACTCAGGTGATTTTATGACATCTGAAATGTCTAGCAGTATGTATGAGTCAGGTAAAGCTGCAGCGGATGCTTTTCAAGATAGCTATCAAGGAGGAGATGGTGGCGGAGCAGCAACAACTCAAACTACACAAGCAAAGAAAGATACAGGTGCTAAAGGATTTTTTGATACAACAACTACTGCATTAAATTTAATTGGCAAAGGTATATTTGATGTTAGCGGAGTAGGTCTAGCTGTTAAAGCTGCACAAAAAGTTGCTCCTAAAGTTAGACAAGTATTAACACCACAAACAACTAAGAAGACAGCTGATGCAAGATTATCAGGTTCGTTTACAACTACCTACGCTAAGAAACCAGTTATACAACCTTATGTAGGCGGGGACAGTAACGATACACCTATGGTTTTAAAAAAACCTATTTTACCTAAAGAGGAAACAACTACTGAAGAAAAATTTACAGCTCAAAAATTTTTCCCTTTCCGTGCGTACAGGAACGGTGGTGTACCTAGCGGGCCACCACCGAAAAGAGGGCCTAACCCACAAGTACCGCCGGTTAAATTAAAAAATGGCGGGGTAAAGACTAATAGTAAGAAAAGTGTTAGTATGAGAGGTATAGGTAAAGCTATAAGAGGAACTAAATTTAGTGGAGTATACTAATGGAGAATAATTCAAAAAATCTTTCTCAAAGAATAAGAGAATTTTTAAAAAAAAATAAAAGAAAACATATTTCTCACAATAATGAAGCAAAGTATTATCCAAGTAGCAAAAGAGAACCTGTAAAACCTATTTTTGATTTTAGAAAAAAATATCCAGCTCCTAAAAGAGAACCTGGTAAACCTCCTAAAGAAACACCTGAACAAATAAAAAAATATTTAGAGAAAACTATGGGAAGCGATAGAAGTCCTACAGTAACAGATACAGAAACAGGAGAAGTGACTTACGGAAGACCTAGAAAATTTAATTCAGGTAGTAAGTTAAAAGATTTAATTGGCCCAATAACTGTATCGCCATCGGGCACACAAGAAACTACGGTTGAAGGTAAAGTTAAAAGGGATACCAAAGCAGGTAGTGTAGGTGTTGGAACAAAATTTGGAAATATTACTTTAAGTAAATCAAACGTAACTGAAAGTATGCCGGGTTACTCAGATTATAAAACAAAATCAAAAGGTATATCTTACGACAAAAGATTTAATATTGGAAAAAATTCAACATTAGATGTTGGAGTTAGATCTGGAAAATCAAAATCTTCTTTTGGTGATTCTAAAACTAGAGGTGCAACTGTAACACTTACTAAAACCTTCAAACACGGTGGAATGAATAGTTGCAGAGGAATGGGTAAAGCCATCAGAGGTGGAAAATTTATAGGAGTCAAGTAATGATTCCTTGGGGTCTATTAGGTTCAGGATTTAAAGCTGGATTAGAAGTTTATAAAAATAAAAAAGCAGCTGACGTTGCAATGTCAGAAGCCAAACTTCTTCACATTGAAAAAATGAAACGTGGAGAAATTGAGTTTACCGGTAAGATTGCAGAAAATCAAAAATCAGACTGGAAGGACGAATTTGTACTTTTAACAATTTCAAGTCCTCTGTTTTTACTTGCTTGGTCTGTATTTGCAGAGGATGAAAAGATGCAAGAGAAGATTGATTTATATTTTCAAAAATTACAAGAGATGCCATGGTGGATAGTTGGCCTTTGGGTTTCAGTAGTTGCAGCAATTTACGGACTTAAGGCTACAGACGTAATAAATATGAATAAAGGAAAATAATGACTAAACTTTGTGCAAGAGGAAAAGCAGCAGCAAAAAGAAAGTTTAAGGTTTATCCTTCAGCTTATGCAAATGCTTATGCTTCTAAAATTTGTGCAGGTAAAATTAAAGACCCGTCAGGCGTGAAAAGAAAAGACTGGGGTCCTAAAAAAATGAAATACGGTAAAATCGTCAAAGCTTATGTAGGTAGAGCAGTTAAGCAACCTACAGAAACTAAAAAAGAATTTGAAATGAGACACGAATATCATACGGCTACAAAAGGTATGGATGAGTATCTTAAAGATTTAATATAATGGCACAAGGATTAAAAAAATGGTTTCAAGAAAAATGGGTAGACATTGGAGCTCCGAAGAAGAATGGGCAGTATCAAGCTTGCGGGAGATCAAACAGCTCAAAGAGAAAATATCCAAAATGCGTACCCCTTGCAAAAGCCACACAGATGACAAGCTCGCAAAAGGCGAGTGCTGTCAAACGAAAAAGAGCTGCGGGTAACACAGGCCCAACTCCTACATTTGTTAAAACACTTACTAAAAAGTATTACGGCGGTTTAATTAAAATATAAAGTCTTGATTTTAA